TTTGCACTCATCCACCCGTTCTGCCTTGCGGTTGCATACCCTTCCATTCGGCTTTTATAGTCCCCTCGAAGAAGTCCTTCCACGTTGAACTTGACAAAAAGTTTACTTTTTTCTTCGTCTTGGAATAACGCACGTGAAAGAGACTGTTCCCAACGCACGAGCCAAGGGTCAAGCGTGTATTTTACAAACTCCAAGCTCTGCTGCTCAATATTAGAAAAGCTCGATTTATCCAAGTCTCCGACCATATGCGGAGGCACTCGGAAAATTCGAGCAATTTCGTTTATTTGGAATTTTCGGGTTTCAAGGAACTGTGCTTGTTCTGGGGAAATGGAAATAGGCGTGTATTTCATACCTTCTTCCAAAACCGCAACTTTGTTTGAATTTGCACTACCCCCAAACTGACTCTGCCACGCATCTCTTACCCTTGACGGGTCTTTGATTACCCCAGGGTGTTCCAACACACCACTCGGTGCTGCACCGTTTGCAAAGAACTTGGCTCCGTACTCTTCACACGCTATTGCCATACCTATCGAGTTCTTCGCCATTGCTATTGGGGAATACCCCACAAGTCCGTCAAACCCCAGACCAGGTATGTGAAGAACGTCGGAAGGTTTCAATTCCACAAGCGAGTCCTTCATCGTGTCCGCTTCTTCCGTCGAGTGTTGATATTTATAAATCAGCTTGCCGTCCGTACCTCTGTCAACGGTCATTTTGTTTGCCATTAACGGGTACAAAGCAATCACTTCACCTTTGCCGTTACGGATAATTTGCGCATACGCATTCCCCCAAAGCAAAAGGTGTGTCATTAGCGTTTCCCTGAACACAAAGGAACTCATTTCTGGGTTCGGCTCGTCGTGCAAGAGATGATAAAGGGAATGGTCAAGGGCCTTTTCCTTTCCACCATCGTCCTTGTACCTATACACGTGCAAAGGCAGACCTGCCACCGCCTCCGCAAGAATACGTACACACGAGTAAACCGCCGTCATCTGCATTGCTGACCTTTCCGTTACGGGCTTACCGCTTGTTGAACCGCCCAGGAAAAAAGTGTAACTACTGCCTGGCGTGCGGTTCTCTACCTTGGGTTTATCCCTTGACCGAAAAAGGCTTCTAAATATTCCCATCCTTTCTCTCCTCCAATCTTTGTTTTAGACCATCAAAAAAGGCCTTGCCCTTGATGGGTAGACCTTTTGCTATCAATTCTTCTTCGTATTCAAACCGTAGTTCGTATTCCCGAATGGTGTAATATTTCGTAAATTTCCGCCAGGTCTTGGAGTCCCATTCCGCTAACTTCTTCCAGAGTTCGGGGAAGTATTTCCACAGCTTGCGGATTTCGTCCAAGGACTGCAACGGACAGCACCAACAAGACACCCTATGGAATATTTCATACAAGCCGCCCCAGTCAAAGCCTCTGTCTTTGCAATATTGCAGGCAGTCATTTTCTGTCATTCCCCAATCGACAAGCGGATAATTAAACTCTCGTATTCGGTGCGGTTCGTCTGCTGCAATACCAATGTACTGAACAAGCGTATAATCTTTCGCAAGTTCTCGTAAATATTTGTTGATAATCCGTGTTTTAAGCATTGACGTACACCACCGATTATGTGGTCCCGCCCAACTATACCCTTTCCTTCCAAACAGCTCTGGATTGTTGCGCCTTGGCATATGTTCTAAAAGTAGGTATTCAAAATCGTGTGGAGACTTCAGCCTGGTTATTGGCTTATTGATGTATTTTTCGAGCTTTTCCAAATGTCGGTACATACCTTCAAATTCAATGCCCGTATCACAAAACAAAATCACATCAACGGGCATTCCTTCTTCTATCATTCGTAAAAGCATAGCCGTTGAATCCTTTCCCCCAGAAAGAGAAACAACGTGCAATAATGGTTTTTCCATATTCACTCCTTAAAAGAAAAGCAAGCCACGGCTATCATAGACGGACTCCGAATTATCGTTTCCGCAGCGAATTGCTCTATCCAAAGCCATAACCGTTGCAACCGCACCATCTATCTTTTCCGTTGATTTTTCTTTATCCATTTTTATATTCCCTGCTGGGTCTGTTCGAGCGCAAACATTGTCCATCATCCAACGCAAAACGGGGTGTCCACTATGCCCTATTTTCGTTTCCAGGACAAGTTTCATCAGCTCTTTTGTCGGTGGACTCATATCCTTAAAGCCTTGACCGAAAGGTACTACGGTAAAACCCATACCTTCGAGGTTTTGTACCATTTGAACTGCGCCCCACCTGTCGAAGGCGATTTCTCGGATGTTATATTTCTCACCCAAATTTTCTATGAACTTTTCTATATATGCGTAATGCACAACGTTGCCTTCCGTCGTTTGCAGAAAGCCTTGTCGTTCCCAAAGGTCATACGGAACGTGGTCTTTGTTGACACGCCCAGCGATGTTTTCTTCGGGAATCCAAAAGTACGGTAAAACGATATATTTATCATCCTCCGCTGTTGGCGGAAACACCAAAACAAACGCCGTGATGTCCGTTGTAGATGACAAGTCCAAGCCGCCGTAGCACACTCGTCCTTCGAGTTCTTCTGGGTTAATGGCAATCGTGCATTTATCCCATTTTTCCATCGGCATCCAGCGCACCGCTTGTTTTACCCATTGATTAAGTCGCAGTTGCCTAAACGAGTTCTCTTCCGCAGGGTTTTGCTTTGCGCTATCGCACGCCGCCTTTACCTTGTCCACGCCTACCGTAATCCCAAGCGACGGGTTCGCCTTCTTCCATACCTTTGGGTCCGTCCAATCATCGTCCACATCCGCACCATAAATAACGGGATAGAATGTCGGGTCTATCTTTCGACCTTCCAAAATATCCTTCGCTTTTTGGTGCGTTTCATAACAAATGGAATGCGTGTCTGTTCCAGCCGTCGTTATTAAAAAGTACAAGGGTTGCATTCTGGCATCACCAGAACCTTTGGTCATAACATCAAACAACTTTCTATTCGGTTGCGTGTGCAACTCGTCAAATACCACGCCGTGGATATTGAAACCGTGCTTACTATACGCTTCCGCAGAAAGCACTTGATAAAAACTGTTCGTGGGCGTATAAATAATTCGCTTGGTCGCCGTTAGGATTTTCACCCGACGGTTTAAGGCAGGACACATACGCACCATATCCGCCGCTACTTCAAATACAATCGAGGCTTGCTGTCTGTCCGCAGCACAGCCGTAAACTTCGGCTCGTTCTTCCCCATCACCGCAAGTAAGCAAAAGTGCAACGGCGGCGGCGAGTTCGGACTTGCCTTGTTTTTTCGGGATTTCTATGTACGCCGTATTAAACTGACGATAGCCGTTCGGTTTTAACGTGCCGAACACATCCCTTATAATCTGTTCTTGCCAATCTATAAGTTCAAACTTCTTTCCTGCCCACGTGCCTTTTGTGTGGCACAAACACTCGATAAAATTAACAGCGTAATCCGCCGCACCTTTATCGTATATGGAGTCCTTGGCTTTGAACTTTGTTGGCGTATATTTTTTTAGTTTTCTCAAGTCCTCCCCCCCCTTTTTTGCGTTAAAAAAAGCAAGCAACTACTTGTTACCTGCTTTCACCGTATTAAAAATCGTTGACATCGCCATAAATTTTGTTGTATAATATTAACCGTAAGCTCACGGTATTTGAAGAGCGTACAACTCAAATCCTGCAAGGTGCAGACGAGTAGCACCCCGAAGTGTCGTTTAGAGACAAAGGACGAGAATTGCACACCGTACCGTGAACAGCATTTCGTAACCCAGCTGGAACTATTATGGCACAAATACTCGTTGACCATAAACAAAGCGTCTGTAGCGGTTCGTCCCGGTGATGTTCCTGTGCGTTACACCAACTTAAACACAGCAATAGGTTTTTGCCTACTGCTTGTTTTTGATGTGTGTAACGTAGAAATTTCAAGCTGATTCACTACCCCTTACACGTGTCGTGTTGGGGTTTTATTTTTAGCTTGAAAGGAGGTGACACGGAATGAAAATCAACTACACGAACGCTCTTATGCTTTGGAAAGAAACCTACGGCAATGCTGAATATGCCGAGGATTTCCACGGCAATCTTATGTGCAGAGATGCTTACGGAAATAGCAACTATTTCATTTGGCATTACGGTCAACGGATTTATTGCGGTTGGAATGTCCACCATATCCTACCCAAAAACCACGGCGGAACGAATGCCGTCGAAAATCTTATCTGCACGAACATTTTGACTAACGAAGAGGCAGCCGACAAAATCACTTATTGGATTGATGACTCCCTTTACCAAGTCAAAAAAATCTATGGTTCTCGCTTTCACGAAATCGTGAAACTGAACTAACAAACAAGCACCTCAAGGTTCGCCCCTGGGGTGCTTAATCTTTTGTTTTTCCTTTTATTCGATTATAAAATCTTGAAGGCTCTTATAAACCCCGTAAATTTTATACCCTTTGCGTTTTTCCAATCCCTTATTCATTCCTTCTTCCGTGGTGTAGCCTATGTATGCAAGCTCGTCGTTTTGAATATCGTGGAACGCAAACATAAATTTATAGCCGTCTTTCGCCCCTTTCTTATATGCTTTCTCGTCGTTAATAAGGCGAATAATTTCTTCAATGAAAAACTCCTCCTTGGTCGTGTAAAACGGTGCGTTGCAATCTGGGTGTTCCGCAATATAGCGTTCCGCACAGGCAGTCAACGCATTTTCAACTTCTGCCCTTGCCTCTCTTACGCCAAAGAACTCGATATCGGCACAACACGAACCGTTCCCGTCATCGCTGTACCAACCGACTCTCTTGCCGTTGTAATAAATATTGCCTTGAATGCCTTCCCATTCTCTTCCCTGGAAGCGTACCAGGCGTTTAAGTGTAAAACCGTAAATTGATGCCATATTATTTCCTCCCTTCACTTAAAACCACCTTGCAGGTGTGGAATTTTCCAACCGCAATCTCGGCTTGTTCAAAGGCGTTGAACTCGTCTTCCGTAAGCTCACCCTTTGTCAATTTCCACAATGCCTCGTGTGCTTGCATTGTGCATTTGCTTGCCGTTTCTGCCACGTCAAACATTCTGAAACCGTTGTAAAAATCACCCTTGCGGAAATACTCCGTTGCTTTGGTGGAATACTTGATGCAAGCCTCGGCTTCCCTCAAGCACCCGTTCTTGGCTTCTTCTCTCGTCCGATAAAGGCTGTTGTCGTTCCCAAGCGTTACTTCCATAAACTCAACCGTGGATTCCCACGCCTGGTTTTCTGTCATTCCCGTTTCCAAGCATTCCTTCATTTTGTTTTGGATTGCTTGCTCTGCTGCCGAAACGGTGTCGTATTCGCCCGTTCCAAGCATAAAGTCAATAAGTTCTTGTTTCTGCATATAATGCCTCCTTCAATTTAGTATGTGTATATTACCTCTAAAAGAGAATTATATCCAGCATATTTGGGCAGTTATTCGATAATAAATAGATTAATTTTTGATACAAATTCCCACGCAAAAACCACAGAGGTTTTACTCTCTGTGGCTTAAAAAATCAATGGAATTATAAGCGATTTTGGTTTAATCTTCTTCGTTTTCCAGGTACAAAAGTTGTCCTTCCACTTCCGCCATAACAACATTATAGGAAAGGGCATCAATCAGCTTGCTCAAGGTTTCCTTTTGGGTCTTGTACCCCATCTTTTCCTTAAGGTTCGTGAGGATGGCTCTCAAGAGAACTTCGTCGTTTCCGTCTACTCTAATCATTGTCCGCGCCCCCTTACTTCTTAACAATCGCTACGTACTTTGCGTAATCGTGTCCTTCACTATCCACCAGGATTGCGTTAGCTGCTGATTTGCAGGTTACCATTATCACATGCCATTCTTTCTTTTCTTCGTCGTACCACATTTTGTCTTGGTTGTTCTTGATGAAATCCTTATCGTCAAGCAACCTTGCCCCGAAAATTGTGTAGTCGTAGAAGGAAAGGGTTATGGTCTTTTCAACAATGATTTTGTCTTCGCCGTAACCTTCGCCGTTTGCCAACCTTTGGTTGTAATCCATAACGCTTGCTACCTTGCTGAATACCTGTGCTTTGAATGTCTTTTTCATAGGGATAATCTCCTTTCGTTTTAGTATGTGTATATTACCTCTAAACGGAAATTATATCCAGCGAATATGGGTTCTATTTTGAAAATAAATTATTAAATTTTAATACAATTTCACCAGGAGCATAATGAGGAACAGAGCCTTTCAGCTCTGTCCCAACGAAGGAAATTTACGGGTGAGAATTCCCGTGTCTGTAAGCAAATTTATTTGATTGGCTCTAAAACATAAACGCCTTCTTCCACCAATTCCAATCGGTAATTTCCTAAATATTCCTGGGCAATTCCACCATGAAGAATCATACAACCCGCGGAATCCACTCTCCTACCATTTTCGTCCTTCTTGATGCAGAGCCGATGATTTTCTTTGTCTTCACCCCACCGCCATTTGCTATCCGTAAGGTTCAACCTACTCCGACATTCCACCGAAAAATATGCTTTACCTGCAGACATAATATGCACATCTTTGCTCTTGCAAAAAGGATTGAGATTAAAATCAAAATTAAACTTCTTTTCCGCCATTTCACACCTTGCCGTACATAATGAACTTGCAATAATCGCCCTTGTTGTCCTCAATGAACAGAACCAATTCCACATACCCCAAGGCGTGTGCCATGTATTGAACGGTATTCGTGTCAAACATATTCGTTTTACCCGTGTCTCTTATGGCTAAAATCTGTTCCTTGATTTTATCGGACAGCATTACCAGGGGTCTGCAATAATCTTCACCCAAAGCAACGCCCAATGACGAACCGTTATCCCAAGCCACGTGAATCGTGCCAATGTCGTCCACATGCTTTACCGTTCCTTTCGTCCCAATCGGCGGTGCTTGCTCGTCGTTCATTTTCACAAGCTCCACTCTCGTGCCTTCGGGGTATCGGTCTCTTAAGTCGTCCAAAATTGTTCTGGGTTTCGGCTCTTCCTTCGGTTCTTCTTTCACTTCTTCCTCCTCCGTCGGTTCTTCTATGGAAAGGTCGCTTTCAAAGCCCTCGTCATAAAGGTGTTCAAGCAACCTTTCCGTTGTGTCGTTTCTGAATTCCTTTGGAATCGTCAAGAAATTGTTCGTGTTAAGTTCTACGCTTCCAATGGCTACCGAACCGTCCTCCGTGACCGTTGACTTGCAACCGAGCCACTTGCTGATGCATTCGACAAAGCGGTCTTTTTCCGCTTGTCCTTTGATGTTAAAAAAGATTTTCATAGGCAATCGCCCTCCTTGATTTTTTGTATGGGTATATTACCTCTAAATCAAATTTATATCCAGCGAATACGGGCGATAATTGAATAATTTTTTAATTTATTTTTGCACACTTTAATACAATTTTTTAGTCCGCTTTTGCGTAATATTCAATCCCCGCAAGGACGAAAAATACGCAAGGCAAAGCCACGCCGTTGCCCCATAATTTATATTCCGCAGAATCGGAATACGGGTCTTTCAACCACGTGCGGATTTGCTTATCGGTCTTCGGCTTTCCTATCCCCGTAATCTTGCGATAGGTCTCGAAAACCTTATACCAATAATATACTTCCGCATCCGTCGGCTTTTCCGTTCCCAACGCCCTGCACCACCAATCGGGGAAACCTTGTAAACGGGCGCATTCCACGGGCGTTAATCTTCGCACCGTATAATCCGTTCCACAAACGCCGTTATGATGTCCGGGGCAAGAGCCGTTGGTAAGCGTTTTTGACTTTTCTTTCAAGAACAACTCACCCATATCCCTTGTCGCACCTTGGTCAAAGCCGTATGAAACCTTATCTCTGCCCCTTTCATAGCAGACCGCATTCGGGTCTTTATAATCCCTTGCCATTAACGTCGGGGACTTTTCTTTTTCAACTTGCGTAAAGCTCCCCGTTGTCATTGCGAACACGGCGTGTCTGTCTGTCGCATTTAACGTAAACGATTTTCCTTCGTTAAGACCGCTACCCTGGGGACCGTTTTCTTCCTTACGACCTATCACCGAGCCTTGAATACAAATCACAGGTTCGCCACCGTGCGTGCAAGTCAACGTCGGCGTTCTTTCCACCGAAACATTGCAAGCCGACTTCCCACCGCCTTGGTCTACGCAAACCACCGCAATGCCACCTTGATTGCAAGACGGATTTCCACCGTTGCCGTCAAGGGTTCGTGCGGTCTTGGCTTCGTAAATTCCGCTTTTAGGGTTGCTCGATTTCATTGCGTTGCTGTCCTTTGCCGAAATGCCGTAGGGCTGTATTACGCAATTAAAATTATCTTTATCGGGCATTCGTTGGTTGCCCCCGGCATTGTTCTTGGTTAAGGTCGGGGAGACTTGACTTCCGTCCCAATTCTGCCCTACCGCTTCTGCGTTTGCTTTTTTCGTATTCACCACAAACGGCTGGTTGTTTCCACCCGTGCCGTAGGTCGCAGAAATCGTAGGCGCAACGTCAATCGGTCCCGTATAACGTATGTCCTTTCCGTGGTTATCGAACACATCCATTATAAGCGGTGGATGATGCGATTCCGCACGGAGTGTACAAGTTACTTCGTGGGTTACGTCCATTCGGTTGCCGCCTTGGTCGTTCAGCACCACACCGTTCCTGCCTGTGGACATTCCACAATTCACTCCAAGCGTTGCGGCCTTATCGTCTACGCTTCCGTTATAACCATCGAACCCGATGCCTGGCGTTCCAACGCTAACCTTAATATCGTTGGTAGCTCTTTGCCACGCACGGAAGCCCTCCGCAGAATACCTTGACAAGCCTTCTGACTTAAATAATATGTCCCCGGCA